CGTAGCACTGATGACGCTTAATTGCTTAGTCGTCGGTCAGGGCTGTAGTGTTTTCGATCGTAAGCGGTAGAAACTCCTAGCACCCTTTGGGGAGCGAGTCTATTCTACCTTCGTTTAAATAGGGAAGGGTATCCCTGAGGAAAGGCTTTCCTAGGGTACCCGTTATCACTCAAGTTAACAATCTTCAGGTCCTGGATGGTTCCCCTTCCAGGTACCTTCTGCATGTTCTCAGGTTTGACATCCCGTTGCCACGGAATTCCGGAGGATACAAATGATCCTTCGTCATTCGTGTGGTATTTTTCCAAAAAAAGAGTTTAGGGAGCCTCTGTCGACAATAATTCGACAGTCGGCTCTCATTAACTCGCATATTTCATTTTCCAGAGGTTCCAGGCGCTCTTCGCCATAGAAGAGCATCGCGGAAAGAAAATCATAGCAACTTATTCTTCCAACAGGTACGTTCGCTTTATTAGCGCACAACCGGTAGAGCTTTATGTCCTCGGTGACAATAAAGAAGTTGTCATGCCCACCATTAAGTACTTCCTGTACTATGATGGGATCGTCCTCCAGTAAATCAGTAGGTGGTAACTCGTACTCATCACCAGTGGTGATGTTATATCCGTTACTCATAAACCATTCATACAGTTCCACACCGCACTCCTCATACTTGGTGAGTGGATGTGGAATTCTGCGAAACTTATTCTGAATGTCGGGCGGCAAATCCACGTATAGTGGATTCCCGTCCTCGAGTCTGAGGACAGCGTTTATGTTGTACAGGTTCTCCGTACGGTCACTATTGATCCTGTACGGACTGTCTGCATACATGTCCTTAAACTTCGAGATTATCGACAAGGCGTCCGCCTCATCATAATCACATTCAACCATCTTTGCTCGGATCACCTGGAACAGGTCACGTTTAGTGTCCTGTTCCAGCTGTTCCAATCTTTCTTGAAATAAGTAGTACTTTGCAAGCTTTGACTCAGGTACCAAGTACCCGAGTCCAACAAGCTTGCTAAGCACCATACCCGGGAAGAGGGACCATTGGTCACTCTTGACGAGTATTTCTTCTCTTATAGGATCATCTTCGGGAATCTCATAGTATTCAAC